AGTTTACGACATTATATCAAATAATATTCCTAATAATAATTTAGGTGATGATATGATTCCGAATAACGATGTTATATCAAATAATATTCCTAATAATAATTTAGGTGATGATATGATTCCGAATAATGATGTTATATCAAACATTTTACTTTAATTTTTTTAAAGTGTCTGATATTTATAAATAAATAAAAAAAATAAAAAAAAATAATTATGTCAATAGGTTTAAGAATTATCAGTAATAATTTAATAGGTAAAACCGCTTCGGTAACTTTTACACCAGCAACAGGTGGTACCGCACAAGATTTAGGTGTTCAAACAATACCGTTTAACAACATAACACCATATCCATATGGTAGTTATGATATTAATGTTTTGGAGTATGAGTACACTTACAATTTTAATGCTCCAGCACCCGCACCATTACAATCAGGTTACACGACTACCGTTAGAAGTATTGTTAATCCTGAAGGTGGTTTAGCTTATTCCTCGTCAACATTATCAGAATCTTGGGGTGAGTACACAAAAGGATTTATTAATAGTAAAGGTTATGCCCCTGATGATATAATTTACGCCGAAGGTATATGTTCTGATGATGTTGATGGACCTGTATTCACAAGTGTTGATAATATTGGACAATTCCCATCGTCTATGAATACATTTTTAGGTCCGTTTATGTCAGGTGGTTTAGCCGGATTTCCATTTGTTGGAACTGTTGGGTTAGGAGCTTGGGCTAGTCACATTACAAGTGGTGGGACTTTATTCATAACAAGTACACCACATATTGGTGTAACAATAGATGGTCGTGCGGGAAGAATGTTAAGAAAAGGTAAACCAGATAGTATTACAGATAATACTTGTGGGGCAGTAGCGGGAGCTATAGGTGAGGTATTAACAACTTGGAGCGCTACTACACCAACGTTTAGTACTTATTCAGGTTCAGGTGATTATGAATTCTATAAATTAATTGACATTTTGTGGCCGTTTAGAAGTACATTATCAGGATTTACGGGAACAACTGAACAAATTTATAATAAAAGAATGGTTTTTTCAACAAATAAAATTAAAGAAAACGCATTTACTTATTTATTTGCCAATTTATCAGGAGCAACAAATAGTGTGTTATTATCAAACCCTTCTAATGAGATATTTTTCTCTAGTGGTGTGTTTATTAATACCGACTATGGATATGAATCATACGTTAATATTGACCAATTTTGGAAATATAGTATTAACGGTGGTTGGGTTGACTTAACATCAGAATACGTATCAGGATTACCTCTATAATTAATAAAGACCTTCGGGTCTTTTTTTTTTATAATTTGACTTACTCAAACATTTCCAATATATTTATAAAGAACAAGACAAACCTGACTTAAGTCGGAGCCAATACGTCAATCTAAAAAAATATATTATGGTAACACAAGAAGAAATTAAGGCGTTTCTAGAAGGGAACGACCCCGAAGAGCACATAGTTGCTATCGAGTATGATTACGTCACCGACGCAATCTACAAAATTAAAGAAATCCCGGGTCAGGGAAAAATAATCAAAAAAGACACATTTACGGCATTTGCTTGGGTTGGAGACCTTAGAGATTTGAATTTTTATTCAAAATCTAAAGACCTTCAAAAAGAGGCAATGAAAAAACACGGAATCATCATTGATAAATTAGACACCAAAGGTAATGAAAGATTAGAGAAAGGTCTTAAATTTATGGTTAAATCAATGAAGGGTTATCGTTCACTTATTCAATTTTTTAAAGAGGGTGGTGTTGACCCGTGGGGTGAAAAAACAAAAGGAAAACTAACGGTTCTTCCTCCGGTTGAGCAGTTCCTTATCTCAAGAGAGAAAAGATTATTCAAAGGATATGAAGAATATAACGACATCACTCGACTTGGATTTGACTTGGAGACGACCTCTTTGGAACCAAAGGATGGTCGTATATTTATGATTGGAATTAAAACCAATAAAGGATATCAAAAAGTTATTGAGTGTGCTGACGAAGACCAAGAGAGAAGAGGTCTTGTTGAGTTCTTCAATATTATTGACGAACTTAAACCATCAATTATTGGTGGATACAATTCTGCGAACTTTGACTGGTTTTGGATATTTGAAAGATGTAAAGCACTTAACTTAGATATCAAGAAGATATCAAAATCATTGAATCCGGCAAGACCCATATCTCAAAAAGACGGTATGTTAAAACTTGCCAACGAGGTGGAAAGATTCTCACAAACTCAATTGTGGGGTTATAATGTTATTGATATTATTCACTCTGTTCGTAGAGCACAAGCGATTAATTCAAGTATTAAATCTGCAGGACTTAAATACATCACTCAATACATTAAAGCTGAAGCCCCCGACCGAGTTTATATTGACCACTTAGAGATTGGTCCAATGTACTCCAAAAAAGAAGAATATTGGTTAAATGTTGAGAATGGAAAATATAAGAGAGCGGACAATCCGGACTTTAATAATTTAGATACAAGGTTTCCCGGTAAATACTTAAAGGTTACAGGAGATAATATTGTGGAGAGATATCTTGACGACGATTTAGAGGAAACGTTGACGGTGGATGATGAATTCAACCAAGGAACGTTTCTACTAGCATCGATGGTACCAACAACTTACGAGAGAGTTTCCACAATGGGAACTGCAACTTTATGGAGAATGATTATGTTGGCTTGGTCATATAAAAATAATTTGGCTATTCCCGCAAAAGAAGAAAAGACCGACTTCGTAGGGGGTCTCTCACGACTACTTAAAGTGGGTTACTCTACTAATGTACTTAAACTCGATTACTCTTCTCTATACCCCTCTATTCAGTTAGTACACGATGTGTTCCCTGAGTGTGATGTAATGGGTGGGATGAAAGGAATGTTAACATACTTCCGTAACGCTCGTATTATGTATAAAAACTTGGCGTCCGAGTATAAGTCAATCGATTCTAAAAAATCGCTTTCATACGATAGAAAACAACTACCGTTAAAAATCTTTATTAACTCAATGTTTGGTGGGTTATCCGCACCACACGTTTATGAGTGGGGTGAAATGAATAGTGGGGAAAGAATTACTTGTACCGGAAGACAATATCTTCGTCAAATGGTAAAATACTTTGTTAAGAGAGGCTACACTCCTTTGGTACTTGATACGGATGGTGTCAACTTTAGTTTACCTGAAGGTGGTGTTGATGATAGAGTTTATATTGGAAAAGGGTTGAATTGGTTAGTTAAAGAGGGTAAAGAATACAGAGGATATTACGCCGATACCGCAGAATATAACGATTTGTTTATGAAAGGTGAGATGGGTCTTGATTGTGACGGAACTTGGGATTCTTGTATTAATTTGAGTAGAAAGAATTATGCCACGATGGAGTCCAACGGTAAGATTAAATTAACCGGGAACTCAATTAAATCTAAAAAATTACCACTATATATTGAGGTGTTTTTAGATAAAGGTGTGAAGTTATTATTGGAAGGAAAAGGACAAGAATTTATTGAGTGGTATTTTGAATATCACCAAAGAATATACGACCAACAAATTCCATTAAAACAAATTGCTCAAAGAGCGAGAGTTAAACTATCTGTTGATGATTATAAAAAACGATGTAATATGAAAACAAAGGCCGGTTCTCTGATGAGTAGAATGGCACATATGGAATTAGCTATAAAACACAACTTAAAAGTATCGTTAGGTGATGTTATTAGTTATGTTAATAATGGGGTGAAAGCATCACACGGGGATGTGCAAAAAATAACAAAAAATAATTACACCAAAAAAGAGTTAGATTTATTTACATCAGTTAATGGTCAGGAACCGGAAGATAAATCAACCTCAACAATACAACTTAATTGTTATATGTTAGACCAAACTGAGATTGAGAATAATCCTGATTTAACCGGTGATTACAATGTTGCGAGAGCAATATCAACATTCAACAAAAAGGTTGAACCATTATTGATTGTTTTTAATACGGAATTAAGAGAAAGTTTATTAATTGCTAATCCGGAAGATAGAGGATTTTTTACTAAGACACAATGTGAATTAATTGGTGGTATTCCGAATAAAGAGGCGGACCAAGACACAATTGAGGATTTATTAACAATAACAGATTTAGAATTAAAATTTTGGGATAGAGTTGGTGTTAGTTCTGAATATATTTATGAATTAGCTGAACCGGGTTGGGAAGAACATATTAATTAAAACAAAAAAGGTGTCATATTCAACACCTTTTTTTATTCTAATTTTAATCCATCTGAACTAATAATATACCAATTTCCATCAACCCTAAAGAACTCAACACAAGCCCCTTTATTTATTAGGATTTCATCATATTGTTCATCGATTTGTCCCATCATAGGTAAAATCAATACTTTTGTTAAAGTTTTGATTACAATGTGTTCCGTTGTGTTTTGGTCTAAAACAACTTTACAATAATCTACATCTTTAACTAATATAAATTCTTCACCATTTGTTCTATGTTCTGGTATTACAATTGTTTTAATCGGTGGTTGTATTGGTAAGTTGGACATTGAACCAAATAATTTTTTTCCTGTTTTTGTTCTTGTTATAAATGTCATATAAATTAAATTACGTATATTTGTCTTGGCATTGCTCTAAACTTTAATTGTTTATTTAAGTTTTCAGCAATTAACGCCTCTCGTTCCATAACCTTTTCAGGTTTTAATCTTGTTAATCTACCTTCCGCACCAATCAATTCCTCAATTAATTTTGTTTTTTCATCTTTAGCTTCTGTTGCTAATGATGTATAATCCATTGTTAATTCACTATCAGGTGTTTTGATATTCCCACTAAATTTACCACGAACTCTTGCTAATGTTTCTTTAACATATGCGGTAAACCATCTACGAATCCAAACCTGAGCAGGATTATTCAAATCAACCCAATCAATTTCTTCAAATGGAACATCAGATGGTAATGTAATAATGTCCGGGTTTGATTTAAGACATTTGTCTCTATCTGCAGGACCAACATCGTAATACCAATACCAAACTTTACCTCTCCTCATAGTTGCGTGACCAAAATCAAATCTACCCCCCGGTGTTTGCATTAAGTGTAACGCCTTTTTCCCTTCAGGTAATGCGGTAATTCTGTATGTTAAATCTCCAGCAATAATTCTTCTTTGTATATTTGTTTCTTGCATTCTTAATAACATATCAAATGCGGGCATTAAGAACATAGAACCTGACATACCCATTTGAGAGAAACCACCGGGACCACCTAATCCGGCAGCACCTAAAGAACCAAAGGACCAAGGGTCAAGTAACACACTATTAAGTTCAGCGGGTGTAAACCACATTACCTCGTTAATCTCTCTATTGGCAGGAATTTCATATATTTGTTGGTTAGGTACTAACTCAACATAATCTTTTTTAAGTTCCCAATCTCCACCAGCTTGTAATCCAACAATTTTTGAATAGGCGTAAGTGTATCGTGTTTCATAATCTAAACTTTTAGTTATAAAAGCTCTTGATAATGATTGTGTGTCTAAATTAAGATTATACAATGAAGTCCATTGTGATTCTATTAACCAATCTTGTACGTATTGAGAATAGTCACTGATAGATAATTCTAATAAACTATCCATCATCTCATCTTCAATTTCTATTGAACGAAGAGGAGCACCTAAAAGGTGTCTAATTCTAGTATAGAGTTTGGTTCTTTCCGGTTCTGCGATAACTGCCATATAGATTTGTTTTTCTATATAAATATCAGCTAAGAGTATAAATTAAATTTTCTTCGGGGAAAACAAAATTACCTTCAACAATTTTACAATGTTTGTTATCAAATATTAGGACTTCTTTATTGTTTTTGGCAAATATCATCCAATTTGTTTTATATGGTTTAACATTTGCTGACTCAAATATTGTTGTGAAACCATCTTTAGTTTTAATGTGACCAAATGGTTTAATTTGAGCAGTTATTATTTCATCATCTATAATTACTTCACAATCAATACCCCCATTCATATCTTCGTCACTACCTAGTTTACCAACAGCGTTAACATTATTTTTTCCAAATTGTTTTTTAAGGATTTCGATTGTTGTGTCTTCACGTTTTTGACCCCAAGCGTGGGTTTGACCTAAAACCATCATAAGAGATTGGAATGTTGATGAGGTTGGGTTAAAGATTCTAGTTTTATATTCTTCTATAACGTCAACAAATCGTTTTGTTTGATTTAATTGCTCAAAAATATCAGGATTATGGAATGAGATTGGGTTTTGTTTTTTTGAGTGTAATACTTTATTAACATCTCTAAGTAGGACACAAAAACAACTATAATTTGTATTTAATTTGTTGATTACTGAACGTCCTTTTTGTTCTAGGTCATATATTCCGGACATTTCACCTTCACCATACTTACCCCAACCATAGTAGTTTGCGGGGAAAACATCTTTTAATATAACGTTGATTGAGTTTTTAAATAGATTTTTAACTTTTGGATTTGTGTTGAATACTTGTCTGATTTCTTCAACCTTTGACGGTGAACATTTCTCACCCTTTGATTCTGATAACACTAATGTTATTTTTCTATCCGATTCATTTTTTTTAATCTCTTCAATTATAAGATTAACTTTGTTTTCTGTATTTTTCATATAGGCTTATTTATTATGATAAATATCTAAACAACCAAATTAACCTCGGTTGTTTATTTTATTCATAAGTTCTCCGATAAAATCTCCTTTATCTTCTATGTCGTCACCCATTACGGTTCCAATGTTTTGTTTCTTTTGATTTACCATATCATAGATGATTGCCTCAATTGAGTTATCAAATATTGGGTAGTAAACTGATACCGAATTTTTTTGTCCGTATCTATATGCTCTATCCTCAGCTTGAGCTAAGTCACCCGGAACAAATGATAAGTCGTTTATGATTACTGCTTCAGCGGCGGTTAATGTGATTCCCACGCCAGCCGCCTTTACGTTACCAACAAACACTTTAATCTTTTCGTTATCTTGAAATTGATCGACGGCATATTGTCGTTGAGGTTTTGATGTTGAACCATCCAATCTAACGGATTGTTTTCCAAAATAGTCGGCAATTCTGTTTAATGTTTCGGTAAAGTTGGTAAAGATAATAACTTTTTTGTCTTGTTCCAAAATATTCTCAGCTAATTCTATGGTATCTTTAATTTTTTCTTCCGCAATAACCTGACGAACCTTCATTAACTTACTAAACTGGACCGTTAGAGATGTTGATTCATCCGGATTCTTATTGTACCAATCATAATATTCTCCCATCAATCCTTCATAAAGTTTTGACTTTAATCTTAGATAAACCGGTGTAATAATTTTCTCAGGTAAATCTAAAACGTCAGTCTTTAACCTACGTAAAACTTGTCTCGATGTTCTGTCTCTTAATTCTTCTAAATTGGTTGCCCCCGCAACATTCCATATTTTACGAGTACCTGCGGTGAATTGATAACCACCACAATATCTAATTGCATAAGCCATCCAATTATTACTTACCGGACTTTCAACCAACGATAATAAATTAAAATAATTCATTGGTCGGTTAGTCATCGGTGTCCCTGTCAATAACCAAACTCTTTCACATTTTTTAGTAAAACTATTTACCAATTTTGTTCTTGCGGCGGTACCATTACTGACATAGTGTGCCTCATCCAAGATAATTAAATCAAAATTTCCTTGTGTGATTAAAGATTCTGTCTTACTTTTTAAATCATAGAAGTTTTTAAGAATATCATAATTAACAATTACAAAATCGTGTTCTATTGAGAAATTCTTACCTTCGGAGATATAAACACTTCTATCGGTATAGTTCTCAATCTCTCTTTGCCAATTAATTTTCAAAGATGCCGGACAAACAATTAAGATTTTTTTAGCACCAGTTTCTAAAGCAGCAATAATGGTTGCGGTTGTTTTACCTAATCCCATATCGTCTGCAAGGATGAATCTTTTGGAACCGGCCAATTTCTCAATAGCTTCTTTTTGATGGTTGAGAGGTGGTCGGTGTGAATACTTATCATAATCAATTTTCACATCCTTTACGGTATGTGTTTTAATTAAAGCACCTTTAGGTAGCCAAAATTCGTGGATGGTTTCACCCTCTAAAATTTTACCCCAAACGTGATAGGATTTTTCTTTCTCAACTAATAGCTTTTCAACCCATACCTGTTCAGGGATTTTTAGCAGTAATTTTTCATCGGCAATCTTTTTGGCAAAGTAGGGGTCTAAATCAACCCATCGTTTGGCTACCTTAGGTGTAACTTCGTAATAATTTATAATGTAATCACATTGAGCCCTTGTAGGAAAAAATCTTTTGTTGGTCTCTTTTTGATGTTTTAATTTTAAGATATAGTTATTCGCCCCCTGATAAGTTTCAAGGAGAGATATTGCTCTTTGTTCGATTGTAAGATTAGTATTTTCTGAGGGATTGTTCTCCAAAATAATTCTTTTATAGAAATATAACACATTTTATAATATTTATCAATATGAATCAATTTAACCTATATTATTTGTCTTGTCCAACTACTAATGAAGTTAGGTATGTTGGGATTACAACACAACCAATAAAAAATAGGTTGTTACAACATTTACGTAAACCATCAAATTATTTAATGAAAAAGTGGATAAATTCTTTAACTGATATAGGTTTAACGCCCAATATTAAGGTTATTAAAGAATGTGACTCTTATGAAGAATTATTATTATCTGAAATAAATGAGATAAAGAAAGTTAAAAATAATGGTGGTAACTTGTTAAATATTTTAGATGGTGGAGATGTAAATCCAATGTTTGGTAAATCACATAGCAATGAGACCAAAAAAATTATGTCAGAAAAAGGTAAATTAAGAGTTGGTGAGAAAAATAATTTTTACGGTAAAAAACATTCAGAAAATTCTAAAATTAAAAGAAAAAAAACAATTAATGAGAATGGAGGGTGTTATGGTGAAAATAACTCTAACTATAAATACAATATTGATGTTGATGTATTAAAAGATTTATATTTAAATGAAAATAAAACAATTGTTGAAATATCTAAAATTTATAATTGTCATATTAACACAATTAATAAAAAATTACGAGCAAATAATATTTTTAAACCAAAATCAAACAAATATAACTTAGAGATTACTGAAATTATACAACATTTAAATAATGGGTTGAATTACGTTCAAATTGGTGAAAAATATGGATGTTGTAATAAAATTATCCATAAATTTATACAGAAAAATAACATATATGTCAAATAGTAAAGTGCCCATCACGAGAATTGGAAAATTTTTTGGGGCTGAAGATTTTAATTTAGAGTTATCATTTGGACAAGAATGGTTACACGGGGATATGAACTTTACATTAGTTCTATATCGTGTTGATAGATATAAGACCAAAACGGATGATGTCTATGGTGAGACCGTATCTGATGGTATTAAGTTTTTACCACCGGTTGAGTTTAAAGGGTATGTTCAAATTATGGCACCTGAAAACAAATATTTGGGTAATTCTAAAATTGACCAAATGGAACCGGGTAATATGAAGGTTTCTGTTTATCAAAGAGATTTAGATGAATTGGAAGTGGAAATTAATTATGGTGATTACATTGGATACTACGAAACGGAAGATAAGGTAAGATATTATACGGTTAACAATGATGGAAGGGTAACTTCTGATAACAAACATACAATTGGGGGTTACAAACCATTCTATAGAACAATTATGGCGTCACCGGTTACAAATAACGAATTTAGAGGTCTATAATGAAAGTAGTAATAACAGAAAATAAATTAACTAATTCAATCTATAACTATATTGATGAAACCTTTAACCCAAATAATATGGATTGGGTTTATGGTCTTGGTGAAGATGAAGATGGGTATTTAGATATTGATAAGGAAAATGAAAACTTTTTAATTTTTTTTAATGGAGATTGGGAAGGTGAAGAAGATTCTGATTCTGTTTTTCATTATTTTGATGTTGACTTCTACGATAAAAATGACCCTTCACATAAACCTTTTAGAGACAAAACACCAATTTTAGAAGTTTTGGGTGAGTATGGAAGACACTTAGACACTATGTTTGATAACCATTGGCACGAACCAATGAAAAAATGGTTCCAAGATAATTTTAATTTACCGGTTAAAACATTATCAACATATTACAATTATGAAAATTATAATTAAAGAGAATCAATATAAAAAGTTATTAGAAACTATTACCAATGATGAAGAAAAAAATCATATAGGTGATAGAGTTATGGTTTATTATAATTTACATAAACACACATTTTCAGTAAGTCGTGATGGTAGAGTTATTACTCACGCTGACTATGTTAAATTAGTTGATGTTGAATTTAGAGTTAGGCAAGGTGGTAGAGACAAAGTATTACAAGACAAAAGAAAAAATGTTCATTCATTTGTTATTGGTAATTTAGTTGATTATTGTAGTTATCCTTGTGAAGATATACCAAGAGAACCTAATAACAATATTGTGACTTATAACCCGTATAAGTATAATTCATTTGTTATGAAAGATACTGAAGAACCAATATACCAAGCGGGTGTGGTAAAAATGATAAATTCAAGAAACAAAATATTTATAACAAAACAATAAAATGGGTTTACCAACTAAAATAAAAAAAAACATACCACTAACGGAGTCCAAAACTCTTTTACCAAGAAGACGTGAGTTGTTAGATAAAATCAATAAAGACGGAACTTATCTTCCAAAATCTTTATTGCACGCCGACTTGGACCGAGGTTTTTTAGATTTCGTTAAAGATGAATTAAAGGTTGTTGTTGAAGGTAAAACAATACCAACTGTTGATATTATTATTACAACACAGAATTGGGCTAATTTTACAGAAACTTGGAATTTCCAAAATATAGATAAAAACGCCGAGCCACCATTTATAACAACAATTAGAACACCCGAAGTTAAATTTGGAAGTAATCCGGCGGTATTATATAATATTCCAAATAGAAGACAATATTTTTACGCTCAAGTACCTACTTGGGATGGTCAACGAAATGGTATGGATGTTTATACAATACCTCAACCGGTTCCTGTAGATATCACATATTCAGTTAAAATCATTTGTAATCGAATGAGGGAGTTAAATAAACTCAATCAAGTTATTCTTGAAAAATTTGCATCAAGACAAGCTTATGCGGTAATCAAAGGTCATTACATCCCGATTGTTATGGGAACAATTACCGACGAATCAGTTATGGAGGTTGAAAAAAGAAAATATTACATTCAAAGTTACGAATTCACTATGTTAGGGTTTTTAATTGATGAAGACGAATTTG